TGAGTTCATTGACTACATAATAACCAGACTTCTGACCGCCAGAGTCAGCTTTTATACCAGCTAATTCATTGACTGGCACTCTTACTATGTCGCCTGTAATTTGTAAATGATTTATTTGCAACCCTTGTGATTGCATTTCGTTTATTAAATCGCTTGTGTCTTTTGGTTTATTTTGTTCTAAATTATTTCCTTCTGGAAAGTATTTCGTCAGATCCATGTTTTGCCCTTTCATCGTCTTGTTGAGCTACAGCGTTAGCCCAGTTTAAATATTCTCTTACTATAGAAGTAAACACCCTTTTTCTTTTATCCCTATCCCATTTATGTAATGCTTGATTATCTTCTTCTCTGGATAGTTCTAAATATATATCTTTGGTTTGTGCTATGGAGTATTCAACACCTTCGTCATTGAGTTGTGCTTTGTTTGGTAACCTTTTACCTTCTTTAATCTTTTTTAAATGATCCATACTGCACGCACCTAACCAATAATCTCCGTCTTTGTAAAGTAGTGGCCCACTCGGATTTTTACAATATCCGCAAAGAGTGGGCCTGTTTTTACCATTAAAATTAAAATGGTGCTTCATCCTCGCTCGCTACTGTAGTACCCATTGCATCTAAATCTGCTTCACTAGGACCAGTTTTAATATTGTCATCTTCAACTTTTGGTTTTGGCTTTGCAACAGATTCAGTTGCAGGTTGCCAGTTCTTACCAAAGTTTTCATCAATGACCATATACTTGTCATCATTATCCATTATTACTGGAGCTACAACTGACTTATCCATAAACTTATCCATAGATGTCAGTGAGCCTAAACCCATTGCAGTTGCCATAGCTTTAAATGAATGTTTGCCACGCCTTACAACATCTGGATTATCATGCCCTACTGTAAAGGCATGATTAATTCTGAATGTTGAACTACCAACGGTAAAGAATACTTTAATTGCTTCCCAGTTATTTCTACCAGTAACAACCTCATATCCATCAAAGTTTAAAGTATGAACACCAGGTTCAATCTTTGCTTGTGATTCTGAACCAGAATCTGTGTTATCAAAATCATATTTTGTTAAATCCATTTTTTACTCCTTGTTAAATCCAACATTTATATTCTGAACAATCCTCTTGCGATTCCCCACAATGACGACAAAGTCCATCTTCATCGTATTGTGGTTCATCATCATCACAAAAGTGTTCATTAAGTTCTTTAGTATCAATCACTTCAACATCTCCTCACGGATTGCGTTCCAGTCCATTGGCAACTCATCTGGTAAGTTGTATCTGTTTTTTGCAAGATACGCTGGGTCGTTGTTTGGATAAATAATTCTATCTCCAGATACAGTTTTAGTAGTCATACCACTTTTACCCTGCACCTTAATAGTACCTAACTTCTTAGCTGCAAAAAAACATGCATCAGAATGTTCCAACAATAATGCTGAAGCTTTCTTATGAAGTTTAAGAGAGTATCTGTCGTAAGCTTCGATTCGTGGATCTTCCACTTTTCTTACCTCACTATGACATATCTGGAATATCATCATTCCTTTATCTCTTAGTTTGTTAAGTTTTTCTATGTACTGACCCCAGTACCTCAATGTTTCGGCATAGCCTTTTCCGTAACTTGGCTGATCAATCGAAGCCCAGTTGTTATCTGCACAAACCTTTTCCCACAACAATCTCTCAAACCAGTCCAAAGAATCAATACAAACAGTTTTGTATTCATGTTTTTCAACGGCAAGTTCATCAAGGTTTTCCATGACATCCGCATAAGATTTACACGGTATGTTATCCATTTGTATCTTACCTAGACCATCCTCGACATCCAACATAATTGGATTTTTTGTCTGCGATGCTAAGTATGTTTTACCTACAGCTGCCTCACCATGAACTATTATTCTTGGTGGTTTTTGTACGGATTTTTTTCTTATATCAGCTAATGACATTATTGCACCTCAATCTTTTTTTCTTCTGTTGGCTCTAATATGTTTTTCATACGAGCCTCATAAGAACCAAGTAAGGTATTTAAATCATCGATATCATTATTAGCTTTTATAATAAAATCATCTCTGATTTGTTTCTTTTCTTGCCAGCGAGCCATCAACTCTTTTGCATTGTCTGGCATTTCATTGACCTTATGTTCCTTGCCATCATCCGCAAACTTAATTGTTGGTTCTTCAGCGTTTTTGGTTTCACTATTTTCACTCATTAGTTTCTCCTTTATTATATTGTTTATATAAATCGCAGATGCTTCTTGCGTTACAAAAGCGACAATGATCCCCATAAACATATACAGGGTTTTCCTCCAAGCATGCATCCACGCACGGCTTTAAGAAATCGTAGGCCCAATCCACCAGAAACTCTGCGGTGGTGTTCCATGTCTTGATAGGTCCGCCACCCCATGTTGCGCGTGGCTGGACTATTGTAATCTCTACTTCAGTATCTTCATTGCCATAACGAGATAATGCACCAACTGCATATATCATGGCTTGTTTGTTGTGTTCTGGACTGACAGGATATTTACCTGTTTTTAAATCTATAACGCACATTTTATGTGGAGTGATTATTAGTGCGTCTGCATAACCATATAAATCTTCTGATATTTCTTGGCATCTAACTTTTTGTTCTACTAATAATTTGCCGTTTAATCTTTTTGCTCTCTCTTGCACATATTCCACATAAATCTTTGCGCAATCAATCATGTCTTGGTCGACTGTTATTTCAAAATCTTCTACATATTCTTTTTTGCCAAGCCAATAATCTTCAAGTGTGACATCAACTAAAAATCCTTTTAATAGTTGTTCTGTCATGTTGTGAATTAAAGTACCAACAGCGGCAGGCAATCCAACTTGATAATCAACCTTTGCTGCAAGCGTAGGCATACCTGGACAATTAGTCCATTTTTCAGCAGCTGATGGGCTAAGTTTGGCGTGTTTCATGTGATACCCTTGCTTCTGCTTCTGCTTTTATGATTTCGTCAATATCATATACAATTTTACCATTTAGGTTTAAATAGTCTGGCCCTGTTTTCTTTGCGCGCCAGCCCTCTATGGTTCTTGGAGATCTTCTCCATCTTTGAGCGAGTTGCTTAGTATCTAAAAAGATTTTATCTTTTTCCATTTAATCTCCCTTTTTGTTTTGATTTGTTATAATATATATGTAAATGTACTTGAATACAACAGTTAATTACAAAAAAGGAGTGAAAATATGTCGATAGACGATATAAGAAAAGAAGAATGGGATCAAGCTGGTAAAGACAGCAAAAATAAAGTTGCTGATATAAAACCAGATATGGTAAACAGGCCAGAGCATTACCAAGGAATAGTGGAATGTATAGACCTAATAAGAGATAGAGTTGGTTCAAAAGGATATGCTGCTTATTTAGAATCTAATATCTGGAAATATTTATATAGACATAAGGATAAAGAAGAGAACATTCAGGACTTAAAAAAATGTCAATGGTATTTAAACGAGTTAGTTAAATATTACGAGGAGTTGTAAGGACTTACCAAGGAGGTAGCTATGAATTTATATGAGTTTGATGATCGTATCTTAAACGAAAGGAACGGAAGAAAGCCTATATATGTAAATAAACATCTTGCTAAAAAGTTTAAGGATTTTTGTGAGAGCGAACAGAAAGAACCACATAGAGTGGTTGAGTATCTAATATCTTTAGGTATGAACTCTGTAAAGCATTACGAAGAACCTAAAGTGTCTGTTGACATCGAAGCTCTTTAAATAGGTTTTCTACATTTTTAAGCGAGTCCATCGCTTGCATCTCTTTGTCTTTAATGGTTATCTGTTTTTTTCCGTCTGCAAAAGTAAAGACAACTTTCTGTGGACCTAAAGCAACCAAAGCATAAACATCTATTGCATCTTTATCGTATTGCCTACTTTTAGCAAAAGCACCACGCCTAAAATCAAACTGCCATGACACTCTATGTGTTTGTATTTTAGATTGTGTTTTAACCTGGCATTTATATAGAGTATGGTCAACATCAAAGATAATATCTGCCTCCGCGCTGTGCGGAACTATCATTACAGTATCTGCGTGTAAAGAAAGTAGCGAGGCTACTAAGTATTCTCCAGATCGGCCAACTCTTTCTGATTGGCGTGACATGAGGTTATTCCCTAAATTGTTTTTGTTCTAATTCTATATATTCTTTTTGCAATCTTTTATTTGTACGGAATAATGTATCTCTTGCCTTAGATTGTGATGTTTTTAAAACTCTATCTAATGTTTCTTTTTTATTATAATCAGATAAGTTTTTATAACCTGGACTATTAATAATAATCTTCAATCTATCTTTTGTTTTGAATTGTTTTTGCAATGCTAATAAATTTTCATATTCTTTAGCATTTAATTTTACATTTCTTATAGACCTTGTTGGCATGGATGGATATAAGCCAACTCTATACATCTCTTCGTAAACTGGGTCTTTAGTTAATGTTGAAAATCTTATTGGAGAAAAAGTACCGATACCAAGACCCTCATCTCTTTTTCTTACATCACCGAATATATCTCTTTTAGCTGGCAACTCTTTGCTATATCCCAAACCTGGTAATCTGCTTAAAAAGTTATCAGTTATATTTCTTGCATCTCTTAAAACAGGATCGTCATATTGTGATGCGTGTGCAAAAACTGTTGGAACAAATGACCCTGTAAATCTTTGAAAAAATCTTTCCCCATATCTTGCTGGGTCAGTAATAACCTGTATTGCTGAAGATATACCAGATAAAAATGTTTTATTTGTTAAATTATTGGTAACACTACCCATTAACATTGAAGCCAGTCTATCTATTTCAAATTCATTGTCAGGATTTTTTTCGCTTTCATTAAATATATAATCTCCAATTTCTTGCATATCAGCAGCTATACCAAACAAAATTCCTACAGGTTCAAATCTATTATAACCATAATATGTATCGCCAACTTTTATAGAATATGGTCTCCAACCAGTAGCTCTTAAAGCTGCTCTTTCACTAGCATCCGTAGGACCAGCGCCAGTTATGTGTCCGCTACCAGCTAAAAATCCTACAGTTGTCATAACAGAAGAACCAAACAAAAGCCTTCCTAAAGCTTCATCTTTTTCAGCACCGCCTTTAGCTATTTTCTCTTTAAACTCTTTAGACATAAAACCTAGTGGGGTTCTTTCTCCAGCATATTTCACTATATTTACTGGTGTTCTAACAAAGGGTAATAAAAATCTCCAGTAAGGATTTCTATTAATAAAGGACTGTATATTTTTTCCTGTCTCTCCTAATTCTCTTGTAAATGTTTGATATCTTCCAACATCCATGGCTTTTAAATGTATATCTTTACCTATAGGAGATACCATAGGATTGTCTGAATGTTGTTTCATAAGCTGTGCAACTCTTGTCCACGCGTCAAGACCCCTTAAACCTTCTTCTTTAGCTTTTCTCATAGCAAGTCCATATATCTCTTGCCTATAAGCAGCTGTTTTAAATCCTGTATCAGTTGCAACTAATAGCCTGCCAGGGATTCTTACAACTTCACCAAACAAACCAGGAATTGATTTTTGTTTGTTCAACTCTAACTTTGTCATGCTGTCTACAACAGCTTCTGGTTTTACAAACGCCTTTGCACCAGCTTGTAACCCCTCTATTGTTCCAGCTATTGTTCCTAAAAATCTTGAATTAGCTTCAGAAAAAGTAATTCTTTTTGGGTCTCTTCTTGTGGCTCCAACCAAGGCAGATGTATAAAACTCTGCTGGTCTTAATACTGAAGTCAGAACACCACTTAAAAAGTTGACTAATTGTGTTGATGGGCTTGATAACAAAGAATTAATCCACACCTCTTGAACCATATCCAACCCTTTAACTTTTTTAAGATTACCTAAAAAGTTTATAGCAGAATCAACATCATCAAATGATTCTAAGTTTTTTGCTATTACGTTTGGATCTAATTCTGTATCTTTAATTCTGTTCAAATATTCTTTTGTAGCTTTACTTTTTATTGCTTCATCAGGGGTTTTTGCCATTTCTCTTAAAGCTCTTAAACCTCTTCCAGCTTCTGCTACAACTCCAGCCTCTTTACTTGATAGCGCAGCAACTGTATCTAAAAACTTTACATACTCTATCTTATCTATATCTGTTAGAGTTCCATTGTTTAATTTTGTATTATAGGTCTGACTAACATCAAATAACTCTTGTTGCGTGTCTCTTACAATTTGTCTTACTGCCGTTATATCTTCAGCACTAACAGCTTGGCCTTGTTTTATTTTCAACACATCATCAACGGTCCAACCTTTATCTAATGCTGCTTGATGTAATACCTCACCATCTTTGCCAAATCTTACTCTTCCTCTTCTTTGTGTCCAATATTGTTCGTTTTCTTCAGCTAAATCTTTTACTAAGTTTTCTGTCTCATCATCAAATTCTTTTTTTGATAATCTAACATTTGCAGCAAAACCCTCTTCAGGTTTAGGCGCAACACCTTCTGGCACAACATCTGCTTTAGCTTGCGCTAATGTTGTTTCAGTATCAATTATTGTTGGTTCTGTTTTTGGCTCAACCTGTAATGGTGTTTCTGTTATTTGTTCTATTTCTTCTGCTTTCTTAAATTTATTTTTTATTGATCGCAAACCAACAAAAGCCAAATCAAGACCTATACCCAAACCAATACCTTCTAATGCCATTTTGAATCTACCCTCTGCCGCGGTATCATCTTCATCTGCCATTAAATATTCTGTTAATTGGTTTGGTGCATATTGTTGTACTAAATTTGATAACCTTTCTTCATCTGGACTAAATGCTAATTGTTCTGCCGCAGCTCCAGTAATCGCAGCTTTACCAATTTTCCCAGCTTTTGATGTTGGGTCTAATACTTTTTTTGCTTTAGAAAGTTTGTCTAGTTTTGAAAGAACGGATATGCCTTTGGCAAGACCAGTAAAAGGTATGGCAAAACCAGCAATATCTCTTATTGCCTGTCCGCCCTTGTATGTTGGTTGTTCAACAGTTGGTAGGTCTGGTATATCTTTGCTAGTTATATCTTCTATTAATTCTGTTGTAGCCTGTGCCGTGTCTCTTGCAGCTCCTACTAAAGTTCTTTTAAGGTTTTCACCAAAGCCAACTTCTTCTGTAAAGGGGTCTACAATGTTTGGTGTTTGTTTAAAAGGATCTACAATTTGATTTGCCACAATCAAGAACCATATTTTGTATTAAAAAAATTTATTAAATCCTCATCACTACGAGATGGATTGGCTTCTTTTAATGCACTCCATTGCTCTGGTGTGCCTTTAAAATTTTGAGGTATGCTTGTATCGGTTTCTATATTAGAAGTACCCAATGCACCACGCATTGCTATTTCGATAGGATCAGTTCTTTGTAAAATATCAAGAATTTTTACATCTTCTTTTGACAAAGATTGTCCTGCTTGCACTTTAGCTAAAATTCTTGCTTTTTGTTCTGTTGGACTTAAATCTTTTTCAATTGCTGTTTCTGCTTTATATCTTTCCAATAATAATTTAGGCAAACCTTCTTGACCTATGCTTTTTGCCAAATCATAAAAAGGAGAATCTGGATTTATTGTTTTTAAAAATTCTTGATAATTTTTCTTTTGTTCTTCCTGTTTCTTTTTACCTTCTTGCATTTGCTGTAATGCCAAAGTATTTTGCATAAAGTTTTTATCGCCTTTTAAGGCACCACCCAATGCGTAAAGCATTAAAGAAAGTTTATCATTTTTACCATTACCTGTAGGTGTTGGTGTTGGTGTTGGTGTTGATGATGGCGATGGTGTTTGCTGTGATGGCACAGCTATTTCACCCATTAAACTTGGTTGTGCTTCAGATAAAGCAAAAGGGTATTTAAAATTATAATAAGCCATTTATAAAACTCCTACGTTAAAAATCCGCCTGGCAATAAACCAAGACTTGCTATTTGTGCGCCAGTACCCAGTATATCGCCTAAGCCAGTTTTTTGTTGTCCAGTCTGCGTTGTACTTATAAGAGGTGTACCCATACCAGCTTGTAATAAACCAATTTGTTGTTGTGGATAACCAAGCGCTCTTTGGAACTCGCCTCTTTGTGCATCGATTGCTCTTTGCTGTAGCGCCTGCTGCTGCGCACCTGCGCCTCCTAGCAATCCTAATTGTTGTATTTGCTGTCCTTGTAAGCCACCTAGCAAGCCTGCTCTTTGTTGTCTTGCCTGCATCTCTAGTGATGGTTGTGCTAAAGCTGCTCTGCCAGCAATGTCTAAGCCACCTAATTGTCTTTGTTGTTGTAGCTGTGCTTGTTGCATCCTTCTTTGTTGTCCAAG